ACAGCTCCGTTCGCTAGTGGCAATATGGGTGTTAATGGTCAATCACTCGCTGACGTAGTAGTCACAGGCGAAGCAGTCCTACAACTCGTTGCCTCACTCCAAGCAGACGGTTCAGTAACAGTAACAGCTACAGGTGACGGATTTGGTGCGGCATCTTCTCCTGCTACAGCTAATGTTTCCGTTGTCGGAACACTCGACATACAAGGTATTGGTGGAATACTCGCTCAAGCCACTGTAGTGGCTTCTCCAATGGCAGATATACAAGCAACTGGTGAATTACACTCTATTGTCTATTTGAACCAATCTGAAGCCACTGTGCAGCAAATAGTCGATTCAGTAGTTCAAGGTCTTATAGATATGGGTGCAACAGGTGGTCTAACTTCAGAAGAACACACTCAGTTAATGAAGACCCTCACTGTCGGTAAATTCCTTGGGTTGAAGTAAATGATACAATAATAATATATAAAAGGAAGCACTAATGCAGAAAGACACACCAGAATTAAGAGCCGAGAAATGGTCCAAGAGGTTTACTAAATGCGAAACAGACCAAATGCCATTATTCAAAAAGGCATCGAAACATTATGACATTATGTATGCTGTACAAAGTACCGATAATATAGCACCTTGGCGAGCAAAGATTTATGTTCCTATTTTAGCTTCTAAAGCCTGGGATTTAATAGCTAGATTAAGTGGTGTTCTACCATATTTCAGAACAAAGATTAAGAACGATATTGAACTAAACGCTGAAACTGGTGAACTAGAAGTCCCTATGGAAACAAGAAATAGGCAGAGAAGAATAGATGCTAAATTACAGCAAGATTACCAAACTGCCTCACCAGAACCAATGAAATTAAAAGTGTCTGACACAATGATTGATGCTGTTGTTGCTGGTACAGGTTTTGCTAAAGCTAGCTGGTGCTTTGAAGAAAAGAAAAGCTACAACCGTATTTACGGTGATGATGGCTTCGTAAAAGATATGGGTAAAGAAAAAGTAACTACTAAAAAACACGGTTACAATGAATTTGAGCCAGTCAACTTCTTTAATGTCTTTATAGGTAATAATGCTACCAGTTTTGGAAAGGCTAAGTATGTTATCGCTAGATATTTCAAATCAATAGATGACTTAAAAGCCGACCCAAATCTTAGTAATATAGATAAACTAGAAAAACAAGCAGACAGAGGCACTTTTGACCAATACAACCAAGCAAGAAACAGAGTTGTTAATGAGAACAAAGCTGATAACCACGATGAAACCGTCCCAACTGCTACTATCTTTGAAGTATACGAAAGAACCCCAGATGGTATTGTTTGCGGTACTTATGGTATAGGTAAAGGTAAAAAAGGCTGGGTCGAGCTAGAGAAGCCAACCGTTAAGTATTGGCACCAATATTTCCCAATCCAACCTTTCTATATAAGAAGAAAAACATACAGCCCTTGGGGTGAGAGTTTATTTGAAAACAATGCTAGCTTGCAGTACGCTACAAATGACCTATTTAATCACTACTTAGACAACTGGAACCTATCCATAGACAGTATGCTGATGTATGAAGACGGCACCCTGACTTCTGACTTTATAATTGAGCCAGGTGGCGAGATTACATACACAGGTGAAAAGCCAGACGCATTTAAGTTCCCAGAACCAAACCCAGCTCAACTATCTATGATTAAGAATGTTATAGATGGAGCTGTCGAACAGGCAACTGTGCCACAGTATCTATCTGGCGTTCCTAATAGCTCATTAGACAAAACAGCTGGTACAGCCAAAGGTATAACATCTATAAGCGAAGCAGCTAATGAGAAGATTGGCTATATGCGAGATAACTTCAAGCAATCAATGGTAGTAATCGGAAAAATCTGGTTGTCCAACTTACAACAATTCCAAGACCAGGCTGAAGAGATTAGGGAGTTTGAAAAAGGTGAAGAAAAGGTCAACATTGTTATGCCAAGTGATTATGCTGGCGAAATTGACTTAACTATAGATGATGATTCACTTGTGCCTATGAGCAAAGATGAAAAAAGAGCTGCCCTACAAGATTTGACGGCACAGGCTATGATTATTCAGAAAGCCGCCGTAGAACAAGCGAACATTCTAGGAACTAAAGACTTCATACCCAAGATTAATTACAAAGAGATATTTGACGAAAGCGTTAACTACTACGCAATTAAAGACCCAACTAGATTTGTAGTCAAAGAAGAAGATATTAATACTGCTATGCCAGAAGACAACGCTGCTACATTAGCTGAAATGATAGGTGGTGGTGGACAAGGTGGTGAGGGTCAAATACCCAATTTAGCCGCTAGCCAAGGCGATGCAGGAGCACAATTTGGAGGTTATCCACAATGAACGAAGAACAAATAGTACCAACAGAAGTAGTTAACCCAAGGCAGGCATACATTAATAAGCTACAAGATGACTTATTCCAATCAGCTATGAGCCAACGGTTTGTAAATAGCGAAGAAGGAAAGTTTGTCATAAATTACATATCAGAAGTAGTTTCAACACTGACTAATCAGCTTATTAATAAACGCCAAACCCAAGAAGATTACATCGAAACTAGAGCTAAAATAGATGTTCTAAGAAAGCTCAAAGCAGTCTTAGAGGCTAAGGCTAGCGATACAACCATAAATAAACTTAAAGAAGATTTAGCATTAGCTCAGTCTGATGAATAATTATGGCATTTGACACAACACCTTTTACTAGTGATAATAGTAATATAGATGACAAAAATGAAAACGATGAAGTGATTAAGCTAGATGAGCTTACGCCCATTAACGACCCAAAATGTGAACATTACTTTGTAAAAGATAGCGATGAGCTAGCTGAAGACAATGGTATGCAGTCTTGGATATGTCGCAGATGCAAGCGAGGCACATTTATGCCAAAGCACATTAACATTATCAACTCTTAGCTAAGGGCTGAACACCCTACTATGAAAGGCAATTATGGAAGAAAACAATGAAGTAGTTGAACAAACTACACCACAGGAAGAAGTACAGGCAGAACAGCCAGCACAGGCACCTGAAATCAACGAACAAGTATCTGAACCAACAGATGAACAAGAGGCACAAACTGTATCTGAGGAGCCAACCCCAGAAGCACCTAAACAAGAAGAACCAGAGGTTAATTACGACTTGACCAGGTTCTTACAACCGCAACCAACGACCCCACAGTTTCAACCAGACGAAGATGGATACATCGACCCTAATCAGTTTTACAATAAGGTTCTAGCTGACGCAGAAGCGAGGATTGAACAGAAACTAGCTTTCCAAGAATCCGAACGAAGAGCTTGGCAATCAATAGAACAAAAGTACCCTGAAATAAAAGAAGATGCAGAACTCCGAGATTTGGTTAATGCTCAAAGGATTGCTGATGTTGCAAGAGGTGGCAAGGGCGATTTAAACGCTATAGCAGGCAAAGTATTGGGTAAAATCCAATCTTACCAAACTATAGGTAAAGCCCAAGCCCAAGTATCTGAAAAGATACAGAAATCAGCCAGTTTGCAGAAATCGACAGCAAACAATGTTGATTCCTCCAAGGACAGCGAATTGCTTGGAAGAATGCGAGATGGCGACTTGAGTGCAGCCGACCAACTTATTTCTGAATGGTTAGACGCTGGCAAACTTTAACTAACATTTCTAAAGGAGAAACAAAGAAATGGCAACTAACGGAGTAAACTATACTTATCCAGATGCAGCTCGTAGAGAGAGCCTATTGGATATAGTAGTTAATATCGACCCTACCGAACACCAATTGGTTAGCGGTCTACAAAGAAGCTCAGCTTCAAACACACTACACGAATGGGTAGAAGATTCACTAGAAACTGTTGCAGTTAATGCACAGGCTGAAGGTGCTGACGCTCCTACTGACGGTGCTGGAAACCCAGTCCGAAAGCAAAACATCACACAAATCTTCGCTAAAACAGCTGTTGTTACTAACACTGAATTAGCAGTAGACCGTGTTGGTGGAAACAAAATGGCACAAGAAATCACTAAGAAGATTAAAGCCCTTAAAAACGATATAGAATTTGCTCTAGTTCGTGGCTCTATCAATTCTGGTGTTGCTTCTAACGCTGGCTCTGGTTCACAGAGACAACTACAGGGTATTAAGAACTGGTTTACTGGTACCGCTACCACTAACACTAGTAACTACTCTGGTGCTACCTTAACTGAAACTGTATTGAACGACATGTTCCAAACTGTCTGGGAAAACAGTGGTCTACAGGTTAACGCTGTTTACACTACTATGAAGGGTAAAAGGCGTATTTCTGGCTTTACAGCTGGTGCTACTAAGAATGTAGAAACAACTGACAAGCGACTTGTAAACTCAGTTGATGTTTACGAAAGTGATGCAGCTAAAATGGTTAAACTATTTGCTCACCGATATGTAACTGTAGCTGGTGATTACACCGCTGCTGCTACTCCTGGATTCGATGTTCTAGCATTGAACGAAGGTACTTGGGCAATTGCTTACCTACAAGGTCGTGAGCCAAAGACATTTGACTTGGCAACAACTGGTGATGCAGCTAAGAAAGAAATTGTTACCGAACTTACTCTTGAATCAAGAGGAACTAGGGGCAACTACTACGGAAAACTATTCTTCTAATAGAACTGTTTGTAGCCTACGGGGGTTTTATAACCCCCTAGGGGTGCAAGGAGATAAGTAATGACCAACGAGCAAGAACTACAAAAAAGAAAACAGTTTGGCAGAGAGGTGGCTAGAATTGAAGGCTTACCACAGGCTCAGCGTTGGAGAGAAATAAAAAAGTTATTGCTTAAAGTTAAACCAGATTTAGTCCCCTTAGATAAGGATTTCGTACAGCAAATTAGAGAAGAGAGAGAACATAATATGCTATCTGAGACAGGTGCTAGCAAATCTGGTAGTACTAGAGCTTTATATTCAATGCCTCAATATCTTTACGCTGCACTTCACATCTTGGACCCCGATTTTACTAAACTTCAAGAAGACCCAGAAACATCTAAAGAAATAAACTTAAAATTGGCTAAAGTGTTCCCAGAGTACTGCTTGGCCCGAAAGGTATAGTATGATTAATCAAACCCAAATAATGGAAACACTAAGCTACCTACTAGGGGAAAACAATGTTCCCACATCTAGCGTTGCTACCAGTAGAAAGAATTTTATCCAGAGAACACTTGAGGAAATATACAAAGCTTATCCATTTCCTTTTGCTCAAGCTAATGTAACTCTAACTTTCAGCAGTGGAACAGCTACCCTACCAAGTGATTTTGACGCTCAACATAAGATATACGCATACTTCTATAACGGTGATACTCAGACAGAGCTTCGAGAAGTAAATATAGGTGACAGTGATATGTGGAACGATTACGACTACAAATTCTGGGTGGAGCACATAGCAGACGGAACATTTGCGGTTAAGACTAAAGATACAGGTTATTCAACAGCAGTTGTTTCTTACCAAGTAATACCCCCCACAATTAACGCATCAGTCTATACGCCATTCCCAGACCAAATGACAGTGGCTTTAGGTGCTAGGAGATATGTTAAATTGGGTCAAAACCCTGACGCAGATATATCCCAAGATGAAGCATTATTCCAGAAAAGACTAAACGAAAATATAGCAGCTTACCAAACTAATAGACCATTAAAAAGACGAAGGGCAATTTACAAGGCTAATAATTACCGCTTAGGAGAGGTCTAATGAGTACTAGAAAAGTTGGTAACTTACCGACTAGAAAAACACGACCAATATCTAGGCAACAGGTATTCAACCCAAGTGGGGGTCTTAATAATAATGGTTCACCTAATTTAATATCTGATAAAGAATGGTCTGATTTACTTAATGTCCAATTTGCTGAGGGTGGTGTAGTACGAAAAAGAATGGGCTTTGAAACTTATGGCGATACCCTGACATCTGCCTACGGTCTAGGTTCTCTAGTTACAGATAGTTACAACCACTTAATGACTATAGACGGTACTAGTTTTAAATACTCAACTGGGTCTTCTTGGACTACTGTTGGAACTTTTAACTTTACTGCTGATAAAGATGTTGCTTTTACTCAAGCTAGGGGCAAAGCCTACATCTGGAATGGGACTGAGGGTGGCACGACCTGGAATGGGTCAGTACTTAACAGACCTGGGACTATGCCAAAAGCCAAATTCTCTGTATTTTACAATTCTTATCACATAGCTAGTGGTGTAGATGGGCAGTCAAGCCGTGTTTATATATCTGTATTATCCGATTCAGACGATTTTACAAATGCAGCTACAACTTTAATGGATTCTACAGAAGTACCAGGTGCTACAGTTTTTGCAGGTACTGGTGCTAACTTTGTGGATATTCAGCCTAACGATGGTGACAAAATTACTGGTTTAGGAGTTTACCAAGATATTCTAGTTATCTTTAAACAGTTCGCTATTTATCAAATGACTTTTGACGATACTGGTAATCCAATTGTCCAGTTAATAACTAGGGCTACTGGTTGCATTGCCCCACGCACGATTGAAAATGTAGAAAATGACCTATACTTTCTAAGTCGTGAAGGCGTTAGGGTATTAGGTAACGAAGCAAATTACTTCAACTCAATCAGAACGAGTATAATAAGTAAAAATATTCAGCCAGATATAGATGCAATGCTACCAAGTGAATATAGTAAAGCTGTTTCTATCTATTACAATGACGAATACATAGTTTCTCTTCCTAATAGCTCTGGACAGCTTAAATATACTTATGTCTATCATAAAATCTTTAAGGCTTGGAGCAAATGGGACAACATTCAGGCTGGGTCTTTCAACACATATATAGGCTCTGACAACAGCATAAAACTACTCTTCTTAAAAAATGCTGGCACCCAAGTTTACTGTTTTACACCAAATGAATATACCGATAACGGCACACCAATAAACTCTTATCTTCTTTCCAAGGTGTTTGACTTTAAGAACCCTGACATAACTAAATACTTTGTTGATTTAGGTCTAATGTTTAGAACCATATCTGGTGAAGCTACGATTGAAATATATACTGAAGGTGACTTATTATTTGGTGGAGCAGTCGGTATAGCTGGCAACTCAGTAGCCGATGGTATGGGTTACTCAATGCTTGGTTACACAATGCTTGGTTTGGGTGGTGGTGATGCCGACAGCCTAACTGCTTATTCAGACATTATTAGAAGGGTGGTAATCAATACAAACTCAACCACCTTAAGATTTAAGATAGGCAACGCCAGAAACAATGAGAACTTTGTCTTGCTAGGCTATATACACGCCTTCTATCCATACGGACATTACCTATTCGATTCAGACAAGAAAGTTTACTTGTAGTATAATTATGATAAAGAATGCCAAATATGAAAAACAACTTAACATCGGAGAAATAAAATGGGTAATATACCTTTAGGCACATCGGGAAGCAACTGGAAGCAGGGCGGTACAACTATTGGTAGCCTTAGTGCCCCAGTGTCACAGGGCGGCTCGCTAAAAGTAGTGCAACCAACAGCTAAAGTGCAGCAAACAGCACCTCGCAGTTCATTTCAAACAACAGCTAACCCACAATCTCAGTACTCGATTGCCCCAGGAGCGGCAACTAGCTACTCAGATAACACAGGGGCTGGTGGTGGTTTAAGTGCTGCTCAAATTGCAGCACAGCAAGAAGCTGCCCAAAAAGCAGCAGAAGAAGCCAAAAAAACTCAGTATAGACAAAACATCACTGGTCTTATTGACCAAGCTTTAGGTGTATATGACACTCTTTTTGGCAATGTCGGAGCAGCAGCAACTAGCCAAAGACAAGCCCTTGAAAGTAGGTATAATAAAGAGACAGGTTCGTTAACTGACCAATTTAATGCTGAACTACCAAAAATAGGTAGAGGTTTTGCTGGTCGTGGAACTTACGATAGTTCATATAGAATTGAGGGTGAAAATGAGGCTGGTAAACAGTTCCAAAATCAATTAGATACCGTTAAGACTGGCTACGAAACAGACCAAGCTAAGATTGGGCAAGAGCTAATGGCCCAACAAGCAAACATCAATACTGGTAAGTCTTTACTTAATATTACGAAAAGCCAACTAGGACAAGTTACAGACCTTAATGAACTTTTAGCTACACAGAACGAGATTAATAAAAAGATAGTTGAACTACAAGGAGCAGCACAGTCTACTGGCACGCAAGAAGCTTATAAAGCTAAGTTTGGTGAATTAGCACCAGCTGCCGATAGAATGAGCACACTTCAAAATCAACTTAGCACTATTATTAATGGACAAGCCCCAGCTTCCCTAAAAAGGGCAGTAGCCCAACAGATAGTCGGAAGTGCTGGATTGCCAAAAGACCAAGAAGACCAATTAACGAACATCATTAATACCCAGATAGTGTAGGTGCAATGACAGAGGAAGAGAAACAAAGACGCCTACAGGCGTACGCTTTGCAAAATTTTACTGGACAATTAAAAGTACAGAATATTCCTCAAGCACCAAAAGTACAAGTAACGGAAACCCCACAAAAATATAAAGTTAGCGTTGGGCCAACAGTAAAAGTCCAGCCCACTAAGGTATCTACTCCTTATTCTGTAAGAAACTTTTTATCATCTCAGCCACAAGCAAGAGTTAAATCACCATTACAAGGTTTAATAGATTATGGTATCGGTAAAAATCAACCTGACGATAATCGTAGTTTAATCAGTAAACTTTATGACCAGGGCAATCTTTTTGATTCTGGCAGAACTTTTAGACAAGCAACCCCAACTACAAAAGACAACCTCTTGAAACAGGGCGTTAAAGCTACTATTGGCGTACCAATGGCAGCTAATGCTCGTACCATAAGAACTGGCATAGGCCTAGGTCAAGGTGCTGCTGGATTATATGATTTAGCTACTCCAGGAACTGGCACAAACAGAGTGTCCCAATTCTTAGATAAACAGGCTAAAGAAGTAGATAAGATTGGGCGTTCGGCTAACCAAGGAGTTTACGAAGCTTTAGGTCCCGCCCAAGAAATAAGTCTTTATGCAATGTCTGGTGGTTCATTAGCAGGTGCTAAGGCTGCTGCAACAGCAGGCAAAGCTGGAACTATGGCAAAAATAGGTAAAGTACTAAATGCCGTAGATAAACCAGCTGCTAAATTAGCAACAAAAGGTGGCAAAGTTGGCAAAACTGTATCAGGAGCAATTGTTACCCCAGAACTTATACCTGAAACTGTGGGTACACTTAAGTATCTAGGCGAAGACGCATCTAAAGGCAAAGACATAACACCAGAAAGAGTGTTAATTGATGCCGCTACTGGTATTGGTGGAAACTTGCTAGGTAGTGCAGGGCAAAGAGCAGTCGAGAAGGTCGTTAGAGATAAGATACTTAATAGGTTTGTAAAAGAAACAGACCCAGACAAAATAGCCCAAGAGATAGGCACATCAGTTAAAGAAGTACCTGAAAGCGAAATAAAAGCCGTATCTGATGCCATATCTAAGACTGAGAACCCAGAAGATATTAAGAAAATCATATCTCAAGCAGCAGATAAAAACGCTCCAACTCCAGATGTTGCTAAAACACCAGAACAGGTGCCACAAACCACTGATGCTGTAGCAAATGGTGTCGCCCAAACCAATAACCCTAGCCACATCAAAGTTATAGTTGACGCTATCTTACCAAATGCCGATGTTAACACTAAGAATAACCTTATTAGTACTCTAGCTAAGACCAAAGACCCCAATGAAGTAAAAAGATTATTAGATGAAGCTCAGACTAGAAGTCAACAAATTACACAAGCAACAGAACAGGCAACTCCAACTGGTCAACCAATAGACCAAGCCACTCAACAAGAACAAGCCCTCCAGGAAGCCGTACCACAGCCAGTACCAGCTAGAACGCCTAATGAACCAACTCCAACACCAGAGCCCACCACACCTACCCCTACGGCTGTCACAGACGCTACTACAGTTACTAATGTGCCCGACACTGCACAAGTAGGTAAGACAGATACTGGTATAGTGCCTTATGCGGAACCGCCAGTAACTTCAACAGCTTTACCAGCTGGGAATGGAACCGTACCACCAAACCCTCCAGAAACGCCCCAGCTACCTTCTGGGATGGCACCAGAGCCACTACCAAATATTGATTCGCCAGTACCCCAGTCATTTATTAATAAATTTGGCGATAAAGCTGGCAAATTATGGCAGAGAGTTAAGGAACAATTATTTGACCCTTATGCACCATTTCAAAAGCTAGAAAATAATAGAAACAAAGCGTTAGGAATGAAAGAGGGCGATATTCCTGCAACGAGGTCTTTCACCCATTTACTGTCTGAAATTGCCACCTACCAAAAACATAGGGATTCTAGTTTATTAACTCCGACCAGCACAGGTGAATCTGTCGCAGATGTTTTTAATAAGTACCCAGACACAGAGGTTAGGAATGGTGTATATGAAAACAATTTTGGCAAATATCTACAGTTCAGGTTCTTTAACGAAATATTTAATAAATCAGACGGCAAAGTTTGGAAAAGCCAATATACACCTGAACAAACACAAAGATATATAGCAGATTTTGAGGCACAAAATCCAACAGCTAGGCAAGATGCCGATACCATAAAATCTTGGGCTGACGCTGAAATAGATAAAAAAGTAGCAAGCAACGAGATTAGCTTTGAAGATGGTGAAAATATGAAAAACGCCTACTCAGTCTATACCCCATTAAATAGAGCCTACGACCCAGATATTGTTAAACCGACTATCAGTGGTGGTCTTGGCGGTGTAGGCCGAGAGCAGATAGCCCAAAATCTAACTGAATTAGCTGGTGATTATGATACTTCTATGGGGTCTATATTTAATAGGTCTGACCGTTATGCAAAAGAAACAGCTGAAAATAATTTTATGCTTGAACTGGACAGAAGTATCCGTGAAAAGTCTATTACCAGAGAGGCTAATGACAATTATATTGTGGTAGACCCAGATACAGTCGGGCAAAGAAAAGACATTGTTCAACGCATGGAACAAAATAGGGCTATATTAGAACAGGCCAAAAAAGGTAAAGGCAAATTGGCTCTTGGGAAAAAACTAGCTAAAAAGGACTTTGATAGGGCTTGGGTTGAGGCTACCGAAGCCGCCAGAGAATATTTACTTATCCACGCCAAAGATGATGCGGCTGTATCTATTGCTAAAAGAATGGGTAGAGATAAATTATGGCAAGTGTTTGGTGCCCTAACAGCTGGTGATGAAATAAAAGCAGCCAGAATTATAAAGAAACTAGGCGGTAGCAGCGAAGAATATATCCGTTTTGCAGATGACTTGGCGGCTACTCAAAACGAAATAAATGCACTTAAAGCTGAATTATCAAACGACTGGCTTGCTGCCGCTGAAATTAGGCAGAAAAAACCAGTTAATGAAAATGTAGTTCCTTACTTCAAAAACGGCAATAAAGGGTATATACATTTGTCTAACGACCAAGCTAGAGTACGCAACGAACTTAATAAAGTCACAGAACCAGCTACTTGGGAAAAAGCGGCTCAAGGTGTAGCTAATCTCCAAAAATGGCTTTTTACTGGAGGTGGTGCCCCTATATTTAAATTAGTTACTAACCCAATCCGCTCACAGGCACAGGCTTATACATTAGCTCCAAGATTATCTGCTTTTGGTGCCAGGCCATTATGGGAAGGTACAAAATCTGTTTTTACTGGTAAACAATCTAACGCCTATATGCAAGATTTGATGCTTTATGGCTTTAATCCTGAATTATCTACAAGAACACCAACTGCTCGTAAAGGTGGAGTAAAAGAAATAGCTTCTAGGTCTGGCAATAAAGCAAGACTTAAATATTTGGGAACGCACTTTGGAGAGTTATACAACACCCTGAATAGCGGTATGGCTAAGTTAGACAATGCTGCTAGGTTACAAATTGCTAAGGGCGTAGAGCTTAGAAATAGAAGGTTGCACCCCGACTGGTCAGAAGAGCAAATAATGGCATCGGCTGCCAAAGCTGGTAATGATATACTTGGTGACTTTAACAGGGTATCTAGGACGGCTAGAGATTTAGAGCCTCTATTGTTGTATTCTGGAGCCACACAGACTGGGTTTAGGCAGATGATGCACACCTTTAAGCAAAGACCAATAGAAACCAGTCTTAAAGTGGCTTCATTAGCCGCCGCAGTAGCGACAGCGACTGGTTTAGCTCTTGGTGCTATTGATGATGAAAACAGTGAATACAATGACTTAATGCAGGAATATTATAGGCAACAAATAGCCAGCGGCAATACCAACGAGCTAGATAGTAACCTTATAATCGGTATACCTGGTAAGGTGGCTTATGATGAGCAAACTAATACTTGGACTGGAATTGTAAAACAGCCAATACCACCAGACTATAAGCCATTGGTAAGAGCAGCTTGGGAAACCGTTTATAACATTAAAACTGGTAAAGGCTTTGATGCTGGACTTGTCGGCAGAGAGTTAGCTAACTTTATGACTGCTGACCAAACTAGCAGCCTGAGGAATCCGCAAAATGGCATGTTACTACCGTCTAGCCCACTCGTAGTTGCGGGCAGGATAGCATTAGGCCAAAATCCAAGGACTGGCAAACAACTATCAACTGACCAAGAAAAAACTCTACCAGCAGAACAGCAATACAATAAATATACAAGCGATATGAGCAAAAAATTAGCTAATCTACTCAAAGGTGTATCTGATGTTACACCAAAGCAGTTAGACGCTGTATTGGGTCAGATGGGATACTTTGGCTCAAAGCTAAAGTCCATAGAAGATGGCGAAGAAATGAATATGTTTGCATCAGTCATAAAAGATTTTACATCAAAAGTCTATGGCTCAAGAGGTTTTGGAGAAAAGCAAGCGGCTGGTAAGGCATATTCAGAAGGAATGGATAAGCTATATAAGGACGCTCAATTTGATGAGAACCAATATAATATTGCGAAGACATTATTCCCAGTTAAAACAGACAAAGACGGCAATGAGATAAAACCTCAAGGCTATTATGTAAGCTCAATAAAAGCCCAACAATTAGCCAATAGTCTTATGAGTGGTGATAGAAAAATTTGGGAGTTTGCTAAGGGTGCTAGCAAAATAAACCGTCAGCCTGGCGACCCAGTAGACCCACTTTTTGAACTAGATGATAACAAAGCCCAAATAGTATTGGCCCTAATGTCAGATGCTAAGCCACAAAGCCTAGACAAAAAGAAAATAATGAAAGATAACCCTTGGATAAAAGATTTCTATGCTCAAAGGGGCAAATTCTTCGACAGCATCATTGCCAAGCGTGACCAGAATTACGCCAAAGATGTTCAGGCTGGTCTGATGACAGAAGATGAGCTAGCTGAGATGAAAAGTGATATGGGTAAGGACTTTATGGGAATGACAGTGCCGAAAATGACCCCAGAGTTAAAAGCTAAGCAAGCCGAACTCGATAAATTAAATAAAGGTACAGACGCTGCTAAGCGTTATGAGTTCCTAAAGAACAACCCAGACTTACAAGAGTTTTACGATGATAGCAATGCTTACAGTAGGTTTAAGAGAACTGTTATGAGGCTACCGTTATTTGACGAATATCCCAAGGCTAGCCCTAAAGTCCAAAGCATAATGGACGAATACAATAACCTACCAAAGGGCGATGGGCCTGTCAGCAAATACACCAACAAACCAACCAGCCCAACCCGTAGTGCGTGGTTTAAAGCTAATCCAGAAAAAGCAGCCCTTTTGACGGAGCAATGGTACAAGCAGAACTTATTTGACTTACAGGGTGCTGCCGCTTTTGCCCAATACGAAGGGGAATCCTTAGATGAAGACGCTTTCAATGACATAGAACAAATAGCTAAATATATTCAAAACCAAGGTGGTGGCTCTGGATATGGTGGGTATGGTAGATTCGGCTACTCAAAGAAAGAAGAGGCCCCAAGGATAGGATTAACTGATTTATTAGCTGGCGTAAAACCCAAAGCAATAGAACAAAGTAGTGTAATAGATACAACACCACAGAAGTTAAGATTTAAAGTTAAAGTCCCAAAGAGTAGCAAGGGGAAACGGTTAAGGCTACAATAACAAGTATAGGAGAATAAAAAATGTCCGTAGGATACCAAAGTTTTTATCAAGCACAATTAACAGCTGGAATATCAGATACTGATACAGACATACCATTAGATGTAGTTCCAACAGTAGATGAGGGCTTTCTAGTTATAGAAAGTACAGTTCCGTCTAAAAGAGAGATTATTTATTTTACAAGCAAAACAAGCAATTCTGTCGTCTGCCCAAGTGGTGCTGGCAACGGTAGGGGTTATGATGGTACAACAGCAGTATCACATTTACAGGGTGCCGCAGTTATTATGGCCCCAGTAGGTGCAATGTTTAGTGAGTTAAGGCAACAATTTACCACCACACCCCAAGGTTGGACAAGCATTGTTCCTGCCGTAAATTCCGTCACTGACAACGGCAACAACTCTTACACTTTAAACTTTGCTTCAGCTGTAGATTCAATTCTTTCAGAGGGAATGAGAGTTAGAACTACAAGAAACTCAGCAGCAGGAATTACTTGTTTTTCTTTGGACGGTTCAAACGATTACTTAAACAAAACCTCACCAGCCGCCATGACTTTCGTAGACGACTTCACTGCTTCTGCATGGATTTACCTTACCAGCTATGCACAGGGTACAATAGCAAGCCGTTACAACGGTACTAGTGGTTGGACATTCAGGATTGACCCATCTGGTGTAGTTATTATGATTGGTTACAACGCCAGCTCTCTTAACTATAGCTATGTCAGCAGTTACCAATCAGTTCCTCTAAACAAATGGGTTCATGTTGCAGCTCAACTAGATATGAGCACTTTCACAGCAACGACTACGACTTCTTACATAATGATAAACGGCAAAGATGTACCTGCCCAAGTTGCAAGAGGTGGAACAAACCCTACCGCTCTAGTCCAAGCTGGCAACCTAGAAATCGGTTCATGGAACGGTGGCTTACTTCCTTTCCCTGGCTACATCAAAGATGTTGCAATCTACAACTCTAAAATCACTCAAGCTACTATTGCCGAAAGACGAAACCAACCTTTAACAGGAAGTGAAGCTAACCTAATCTCTGCTTACTCAGGTGCTAACACTACCGACCTAAACACTACAAACGCCAACAACCTAACAGCTCAAAACGGTGCTGTTACAGGCTTTGCAAGTGCTCCGTGGGGAAACAGAGGTCTCTCAACTACTCTTGACTACGGTTTAGTTATGGCAGTTTCAGGCTCAACAGCTACGGTTCAAGCTCCAGAGGGCTGTACGATTCCAACAACAGGAGGAGTGAGTGCAGTTGCTTATTCAGTAATGGCAAGTCCGTTTGGATTTGTGAGTGATAAAGGACGATGGGAGATAGGTAGCTTTTACAGGGCTGCCGTCAATAACACTGTTGCCGCACTCAACTACGAAAACATTGCTTCTGCAAGAGTCTATAAGCCAACTGGTAATTTCTTCTTAACGGCTAATGGTGGATTTTACGGCTCTACTGGAGCAACGCACATTTACAATATCCACACTTCCGCTGCTGCCGCTGCCGATGCTTCAATGACACAAAGAGCTTCTTCTGGAGGTGCTTTTCACGGAAAACTTGATTTAGCAAACATACCCCTAGCATCAACAGCCAATACTTACTACTTAAATGTTTACACAACCACCGCAGCTGGAACACTTACTTTAACGGGTCAAGAAACCAGAACGGCACTAACTCTATTACCAGCAGGTCTATAAGGAAACAGAAAAATGAACAAGTCTACCGAAACAGAAATAGCCGTACTAAAAAACCAAACTAAGGTCTTTGATAGAGATTTAACCGAAGTAAAGGTAACTCTTAGTTCTATGGACGGCAAGCTAGAAGAAATCAGAAGTCTATTAAGTGAACAGTATGTCACCAAAAAAGAATTTGACGCTTATCGAAAAGCACAGAACTTTAACAAGGTTCTTATTGGTGTTTTAACTGCTGTTTTCACTGCTGTAATCACCGCAGAAGTAATGGACAAAGTAATTAAGTAAGGAGATAAAATGACTTGGAACGACATAGTGTGGAAAGGAAGCCCGAACTACACACAAGGACGACAAGGTTTAGCACCGAGATTCATTACATTCCATCATATCGTTGGAACAATGGAATCAGCTAACTCAAGGTTTCAAAACGCTTCTCAGCAAGTGTCTACTCACTTCGCAGTAGGAGCAAGAGGAGTTTGGCAATTCGTTGATACCGACAACACAGCTTGGGGAAATGGTAACTGGAACTCTAACCTTGAATCAATCTCAATAGAACACGAGGGCGACTGGCGATTTGGTTATTCAAATGCTCAAACCTTAGAAAACTCAGCTCAACTAGTAGCTCTTTTAAGACAAACCCACCCATCTATTGTTGGTTTTCAAAGACACCGAGATGTAGTTGGAACAGCCTGTCCTGGGGATTTACCTTGTGAAGCTATCTGGAATCGAGCAACGGAAAT